TACTATTCTAATAGTAAAAAACCTAAGTTGATTTCGCTTCAACAGCACAATTTTGGACTTGTGTCCTAATTAGTTTGGTAATACCATAATCTATTTCCATAATTTGCTGGGTGACAGTGTTACTAAACACGTCCCCAATTTTGCAACTGGCAATAAAACTACAGAAATCATACCACGCTACATCCTCACCACCATAGCGATATTGTAAATCAATAAGAGACAATGTCTCCATCACCTCTGGGAGCCCAACTCGTGACCGAAGGGCATTGATAAAACAAGAAACTGGTTCATTTACAAGTGATAAAACTCTCTGTTTAAGATGTATTTCAAACAATTCTGCTTCTGATTTGACGAGAAACTCCTTCTGAGTCAAACCAAACGCCTGAGGAGTGAACTTCCCCTCAATAATACCTAAAGACCGAATAATCGTGCCATATCCTACAAATGATATACCTGAAAAACTACGCTTCAGGAAAGACACACTAGCCAAGTCTGACTTGGGATTACTAGTCACAACCCACCCATAACGGTGGGCTGCCTCCACTATAGCAATTTCCATATCTCGTCCGTCAAGTATCGCCAGATACACGGCCAAGAAAATGTGTTCATTTGCTATATTGTTAATAGGGGTGGTTAATATCCACCCACTATACATAAAGAAGGATTCAGGTTGAATTGTGAAACTTTCATCAGAATTACTTGGATTGCGCATTGTTGCATTCTGTGCACATTGAGCTATCAAAGCATCAGCATTCTGAATATTCGTTAAAAGAGTTATATAAATATGTAAAATTGAAAACAGACCAGGGCCACATGATGCATCACATGCTGAAATGTCTGTCTCAAAAATTTGTAAGCGACCATTACGGCGCCAACAAATAAAGCCATCATCACTAAAAAAGACGGCTCTCACTTCACCTTCAATCAGAAATTGAAGGGCTCCATAAAGAACGTCACTGGTGTAAGGATCCTGGGCGTGAGAATAATTCATAGTGAACCTTATACCCAGACTATTAGGTATAATCTCATGTAAATGAATTGGTTTACTATAAATATATTTGAGAGTTTGTGGTATTAGACGATCTAGCAAACAGGCCGCCTGGCCTGAGCCAAATAATCTCACAGCCTTCATGAACTTTCCTGGTTCCGGCTTAATCTGCAACTCCCAAACAATCAGCCCAGCTAAGAGGCGGTCCATAGTGTTATCATCCCAATACCACTGAGTATACAATGGTCGCTTAGGGGTGGGTAACAACACTATGAGCCCTACAAGATCAAGAAATGAAAATACAAAATACAAGGGTGCATACACAAGGAAAACCAAAGTATCCTTGACACACTCATAAACCAACTCCCGTTGGTTATAATATTCTATACCTATTCTAATGATCTCGGCAACTAAGAATAAGATCCAGTAAGAACCATACCATGAAAAGACAGTTATCCTGTGCCTATGGTAGAGTTTGATCCTCGGATCTAATTCGGGTACTATTACTATATTTTCAACCCATTTATTCTTGACCTTTAATGTTGGACGGAACATAACAGCAAGCTGATTGTCTCCACTAGCATCAGGGTGTGTTGTTATAATTGCTCCAGCCAACTTAAGGACATGATCGGCTCCAGGTAGATCTATCCGCAACAGAGCTAACTGGTTGCTAAATAGAGTTTCCTCATTGGCACGCTGTTTAAACAACCGTGACAAACCATTAGTACAGTTAAATCCATTAACCTCATAATAGCTTGGAGCTTGGTGCCCAAGTACACGCATAAATGCGGTGTTAATATACTTGGGCTCCTGATTTTCCAATGTGTTGAAACGGGGATACTGTGTTATTTTTGATTTATCCCAAGAGAATCCCCACCCCTTACTCTTCAAAACCCTCCATCGTTGGTTAAATGCCCAATCCTCTGGAAATTGTGAATTGACTGGGTTAATCCTAAAGACTTCCCCTGAACCATATTGACCTTCAGAAAGTATTGCAGGATCATACAAATACTTACCATCAATTGGTTGAGAAATATCCCGGGTCTGTCCTATAAAACTAAGGTAA